AGAAAGCTGCGACATTAGTAAAAGATACATTTGATTTGAAACTCTTAGAAGAATGGAAAGAGAAAGAAACTCGCAAAACAATCTTGAAGGCAATCGATGAACAAATCGAATCCATTAAGAATCCTCCAGCGGAAAAAATCGTTGATCTTAATGAGTAGGAGGCAAAAGGATGAATCCTATTGAAAATGCAATAAGAGCGATTGAATACATGAGATTGAGGTGGGGATTAGCAAGTATCAAGAAACCCGGGTCCTTAAAGTATCCCGGGTACAAAAAGGGTAGCCTTTTAAAAAAGGGTGAACATTTATGGTAGCCACATCGCCGGATCGTGTGCGAGCCATTGCCAAGCATTTGTCATCACTTACTGATGATCAGCTGCAAATTATCATTGATGACGCTTATCAAGAGGTGAAGTCATTAGGTATAAAAGAAGAATACGAAGAACGGTTAACCCGGTATTTGGCGGCTCATCTTGGTTCGCTGAATATTCGTCAAACTCAATCTGAATCAGTCGGTCCAATGAGAAAAACCTTCACCGCACAATCTATCGATAATAACACTGGATTGAAAGTCACTCCTTATGGCCAAGAATATGAACGTTTGAAAAACAGACTTACTGCCAAATCAAGAATCAATTTGACGGTGATTTAAATGGTCAAAGTACAAACAGATGATGATGGATTGCAATGGCTTTATCGAGAATTAGCTGAACTTGATCGCTATTCCATCGAGATTGGTATCTTCGGTTCAGACGATTCCTTTTATGCCATGATCGCAAATGTTCACGAGTTTGGAATGACGATTAAGGCAAAGAATAAATACCTTGCCATTCCTACGAAAGAAGCAGGAGATAGAAAACCTGCAGATATTCCCGGCCTGTTTCAGCCGAAAGGGAAAAATGTCCTTGCGGTGGCTGACAAAGCAGCGGAGAACGGAATAAAGGTCATGTTCATCCTGAAAGAAAGCGTCAATATCCCAGAACGTTCTTTTATCCGTTCAACGTTCGATGAAAAGAACGACGAATGGATGGATTTCCTAAAAAAACAGATTAAAAAACTCTGTGAGTTAGAAATAGACGCACAGACTGTTTTTAAGCGATTGGGGGCCAGGATAGCAGGAGATATTCAAGACAAGATTAGGGATATTCGAACGCCTCCTAATGCTCCACTAACGATTGAAAATAAGGGGTTTGATAATCCACTCATTGATACTGGTGGATTGCGAATGCACGTCACATGGAAGTTGGTGAGAGACGATGGGGAATATGTTTGATTTCTCTGATCTTATTGAAGAATATAGCTTGCCCATTCAAATCATTTTGCCTGAAAATCCAGATGATAAAGGCCACTATGACGAAAATACCGGTGAATGGGTTCCGCCAACACCAGCTGAACCTATTAATACGAAAGCTGTGGTCATTCCCTTTTCATCCAACGAGCTTTATCAAAGTGGCGGCCGTCTCTCATCTGCTGACAGGCAGCTTGTTATTTCTTCAGATATCCCTATTAAGAGCACAGTGATTGCAGAGGGCCATAAATATTCAGTTGAACAAATACTTCCTTACAGTGCTTATGCAGGCTTTAATCTGTACGAATTAAAGTGGGTGAGTCCTTTTGAGCATTGATTTTGATTACACCACTGTCACAAGTGCTTTAATTAAAGCGATTAAAGACGGAACAGGCTATCCTTTGATAGCTGCTAATAGCGCAGGTGATCCACCTCCTTATCCGTATTGCAGCTTCACAATAACATCACCAAAGATTGATATTGAAAGAGATTATGAAGGCGCCATATTTGAACTGGTTGTTTCCCTTACGTGGCATGGAACTAGTTCAGTAGGCGTTTTAAATTTGGCCAAAAAAACAGAGTCCTATTTAAAATCCTCACAAGGCCGTAAAGCATTGAGCGATAAAGGAATAGTGATTGTTTCAACATCCGGTTTTACAAGTCGAGATAACTTTATTTCGATCGATTACGAGCGCATGGCTGGTTTTGATGTTCAGCTTCGTGTTCGTGACACCGTAACCGAGGATGTAGAGACGATTGATGATTTTCAAATAAATAATACTGGAGGTACGAACTAATGGCGATTCAAGACGTTACAGTAACAATTGATGTTCAGAATCCAGCGCCCAAGGTTGGCTTAGGACGTCCGTTGATTTTAGCAGCATCAGCTGAAGCTGAATCAATTTATAAAGAATACAACGGATTGGAATCTTTAAAGGTAGATTTTCCAGAAGATACAAGCGTTTATAAAAAAGCTGCAGCAGTATTTGCACAAAAAAATAAGCCGGATATTGTGGCTGTAGCAACCTATAGCGCTTCAGGCGGTGGCGATCCTGGAACAGGTTTAACAATCGTACAAGCGTTCGAAAAATACTTTGATAAGCCTTGGCATTTTTTGCTTTTGCCTGATGCAATTGCATCGGAAAGAAAGGCTATTTCTGATGCTTTACAAGCGCACAAATTTAAATTTCTCGTTCTGAAAGTTGAAGATAAAGATGAATTAGCGCAATATGCTTCAAATTCAAGAACAATTCTTTATTACCATCCTGATAAACCAGATGAACATATCGACGCGGCCATCATTGGTGATGCAGCATCACTAACCGTCGGATCAATCACTTGGAAATTCAGAAAGGATTTAGTTGGAATTACTCCAATCGATATTTCTGCTGATGAATTGGAGTCACTTCATGCTTCTGGAGCGAATGCTTATGTGTTGAAAGCCGGAATCTCTCAAACTTCTGAAGGCATTACAGCAACGGGTGATTATATCGATTTCCTTCATGGTCAAGATTGGGTGAAAGCGAATATTGAAACTGGATTGCAACAAATGTTGAGCGATAACGATAAAGTTCCAAGCAATGATACTGGCATATCAATGGCCGTATCCGTAGTAACAAGTGTTTTAACAACCGCGACACAAAACGGAATCATTGAAAAAGATGCAAATGGTAATGCCGAATTCACAGTTACATCAAAATCAATGGATGAAATTCCGGAAGAAGATAAGAAGAAACGTATTTATAGCGGATTAGGGTTTGAATATTATCCAGAAGGAGCCTTCCATAAAATGAAAGTTAATGGAACGGTAGTAAATAACTAAAACATTCATTTGTGCGAGCCAATCGGCTCGCTTTTCTAATTTTTTAAAAGGAGGATTCAAAGATGAACGGACTTTATGACGCTTCCAAAATTACGGTAACAGCAAAAAACATGAATGTTACTGGGTTCAAAAAAGGAACTTTCGTAACGGCCAATAAGGACGATGATAATGTCACGGTGGAATCCAATGCACAAGGGGAAGCAGCCTGGGCAATTAACAATTCTAAGCTTGGTACTATCACCCTTACGCTCAACCAAACATCACCTTTTTGCAAATTCTTTAATGATTTGGCGAATACACGTGAGTTTTTTCCAATTTGGGTAGATGATCCAGTCGGAGGAGAAAAACGTGGTGGCACGCAAGCTATGGTGACCAAAATAGCTGATGCTACTTTTTCCGACGGCGTTGAAGCGCGCGCATACACAATCAAGGTCGGGGATTTCACAATTATCAATAGCTAATTCTAATTAAATAAAAAAATGGGGGAATGAAGAAATGGCTGAAAATAAACAAGTTCAAAAAGAAGAAAGAAAATCTAAATTTGGTTTGCAAGAAAAGCATAAGGTAGCCGGCGTGGAATATACTTTTCAGTTTCCGGGGGTAAAGGCAACGATTGAGCTGTTAGATAGGTGTAAAAACCATTTTGGTATTGTTGTAGATTCTGCTTATTACGAAGAGATTATGGAACACGTCATTATTGAACCGAAAGTGGATTGGGATTATTGGGATACTCACGATGGATTACGTGAGGTGATGGCACTCGCCGACAACTTTCTTGGTAGACAATTGTAAGTTTGATCCACAGGAAGTTTATGATCGCAAGTTACAAGAAGATATTGATTACTGGTTGCCGGTAATCACAGGGATAGCCACACATGAGGAAGTAAGTCGCATGACGGCTGAACAACTCGGTGTGGCTATTAGTGCTGCAAAAATGAAGATAAAACTGATTGGGGAAGGGGGTTGACGGATAGATGGCCAAATCACTTAGAAATACAACGATGAGAGTCAATATTGAAGTCAACTCCAAAGCCCTTGATGATGCAAATCGCAGGATTAATGCTTCTATCCACGAAACGGAAAAGCTTGAAAGAAGTGCTAATCAAAGCGGTAAAGCCATTGAACAAGCCGGTAGAAAGTATGCCAGTGCTAGCAGTTCCATCAGAAAGAACGCTGATTCTTTAAAGGAAAACGCTGATCGCGCCAGAAGTGCAAGTCGCGAACATAATACCCTAGCTTCCAGTGCTAAAAGATCCGGAGATAGCTTCAGAGAACAAAAAAGAGATATTGATAATTCCAGTCAATCTTTAAAACATTTTGCGTCTGCTGCTGACAAAGTGAAAGATACGCTGGCAACCATTGGATTTGGTTATGCTAGCGCGAAAATGTTTGAGTTGGGAAAAGCGGCGATTCAAACTGGCATGGAATTTGATAAGCAAATGAGCGCTGTACAAGCCGTAAGTGGAGCTACTGCTGGCCAATTTAAAGCATTGCGCCAGCAGGCGATTGATTTAGGGGCAAGCACCACTAAGTCAGCGTCAGAAGTAGCAGCAGGCCAATTAGAATTGGCTAAGTCCGGATTTACCGTAAAACAAATAATGGCAGCTATGCCGGGTGTTATTTCAGCAAGTACAGCGTCCGGTGAAGATATGGCACGTACTGCTGAAGTTATGACAGCTGCACTGAACGGCTTTGGATTAAAGGCTAGCGCAGCAAGCCATGTCGCTGATGTGTTGGCACAAGCGGCCAATGATTCGTCTGCGGACATTAACGATTTGGGCTATGCTTTTAAGTACGCCGCGGCTCCTGCTCATGCGTTAGGAATGAAACTTGAAGAAGTTTCGGCTGCTATTGAAATCATGAGTGATGCGGGGATAAAAGGTGAGACTGCCGGAACGACTTTACGTGGTGGCCTTATTCAATTGTTGAAACCATCTGAAGAAACATCTAAAATGATGCAAAGGCTTGGAATCGAGGTAGAGGATTCTAAAGGGCACTTTGTCGGCCTGGCCAATCTTATCCAAAACATTTCTAAATCACTCGAAGGTCAAACTCGGGCTCAAAAATTAGCAAACCTTTCTGCGATGGTAGGAACTGAAGCGGCATCTGGATTCTTAACGCTGA